ATTAACTCTTTGATATAGCTCGAGCGGTTCTTCTTTGACTCTAGAAACTCTAACAAGTCTTTATCGCTTGGATACAGGTTAAACATAATCGCTTTAACATTGTTCTTGCGATACTTAGCGCTTGCCCGCTTTTGAGCTTCACTAGTAGCCATTATCGACTTTCCTTCTTGCGGATAGTTTTGTAAAGAATGTGCGTTACTGCAACAGTAACCAATATGAGTAATACGTTTTCCATTTTGTGCTCCTTTATGTTAATCTTAGAGCCTAGGAGATACCAGCTGCAACTGATATCCCCTTTGGCTTTAAGTCCTTACTCTTCGTCGGGGTGGGACTTTTTTAGTTTCTCTGCAATCTTTTCAACTGTGACTGTGGCTACTGCTGTGAAGACTGCAAGAAACAATTGCCATATCTTTTCTTCCATCTCTCACCTCCTTTCTTGTTGTATATAGTATATAACTATTATCTATACAATACAAGCAAAAAGGCAAAAAAGATTATTTATTTTTCAAGAATTTTTCGATGTAATTCTCCTCATCAATTGTCTCAAAGACTTCACGTTCTAACTGCTGAAGCGTCCTCACAGGAGTAAGAAGTCTCTCTGATACATCACTCCAAGTCATGCATTGAAGATAGCGCCATTGAAGTAAATCAGCATAGATAGAGCTACTCATTAATTGACATATTCCATCATCACCAAGCTGACTCACGCCGTAAAGCAGCGTGTAGGCATCATTGATATAGTCATAATTGTCATTCATTCTTTTAGACAGTAACGCTTCTAGATCTATGCGCTTATCTACTTTTGCCATCGTATCTTGATTAGAGCCTTTACTCCCCCCAACTGAATAAGATTGAGCTTTTGCTCCCTCAGTCTCTTGAAGGCTCATAATCTGCTGCAATGCTATGGTATTCTCTCTTGACACTTCTGCTACACCGTGAAAGAACTCTGACGCGGTCAAACCACTGTAATCCATAATTCTCCAAACGTATCTACGTTTAGTTAGAGTAGTTATTTAAATTATATGATTTAGCTGGCTTGATAGAGAGTTTTCAACATTATGTATACAAGTTTTCTACAACTTATAAACATTATTGTATTGTTGAGCGGAATAATCTCTAATTTTTTATAGGAAGGGGCGCAACCGGTACGCTTGCGAGCCTTTCTCCACCGCTTTGCGAAATTGCTTTGCGTGCAATTCGCAAGCTGCTTGCTTGCTATACCGTTACGTTTTTCGATAGAAAAGCGAAGCAAGTATAGCACATCGAAAATCTCATAATGAGCGTATCGAGCGTAACGGAATTTATTGAGCGCTACCAACAAAATCTACATAATTTTTAGCCTAGTTTTTTCAATTTAGGGGTCTCAGATGACTCCAAGACCCCTTTGAATAGGCTCTACCCAACTAATAAATAATTTAACTAGTCTTTAGAACGGAATGTCCGAATCGTACAGCTCTTCTTCTGGTGCCTGTGGTGCAGTAAATGATGGCTGGTCCTGCAATGTGGTAGCCGTTGTATGAGACTTTGAAAGGAACTCAATCTCCTCTACAACAACCTCTAGTTTGCTGCGCCTCTGGCCGTCTTTTGTTTCCCATGAGCTGTAATGCAGCTTTCCGTCAATGGAAACCTTTGCGCCCTTAGAGATAAAGCGTGAAAGAGCTTCAGCACGCTGTCCAAAAACAATGCAGTCAATGAAGTTAGGAACATTCTCCCATTTGCCTGTTTGTGGGTTCTTGCGGCGGTCATTAACAGCAACGCCAAACGAAAGGATATTTGTTCCTCCTGCAGTAGAACGGAGCTCTGGATCTCTTGTAAGGTTTCCAGAGATATTAACGTGGTTAATTGACATATTAAACTCCTAAAAGTACTTATCGATTATCTTCTCGACATCCATTACACGAGGTGAATACGAGTAGTTAGACATTTCCCAAACAAGAAACTTATGCGGATAGCCTCTAATATCATCACCATATAGAACTGAAACCCAGTTACCACGAGACTTGAAATAAATGTGCTCAACACAAGCGTTACTGCGGTCAGTCCAGGTCTTACCATAAAGCTCCAAAGCTTCACACAGCTCTTGACAGTGCTTACTTCGTTCCATGTCTACCTAGCACCTCCAGAATCTCTTCAGGCGTCTTAGGCATCCCAGTTCCGAATGCATAATCGTCTATCGAATGAATAATGGAAACCTCAAGCTTTAACGGAAATCCTCTTGTGACACCATACTCAATGCCACTTGGCGTTATATAGTACGAACACAAGCAGCAAAGTATTGATCCATCGTCTAAAGGAATCCAAGTCCGCTCAGTACTAAATCCAGAGTGGTCTTCCCAAGGAATACTTTGAGCATCGAGAAGCCTACGCAAATCCTTTGTAACCTTACTAATAGCCATGCTAATAGCTGCCTTTCTTTAATTGTCTGATAATTACTTCTTATCTAGCACTCACTAAGGGATAAAAAGAATTTCCAAGTTGAACGAACATTTTTTGTAGAAGTCAACTTGAATAAAAATTGCTGATTGCAACAAATTGCAACAAGCCTTTAAGGCATGGAACGATTAGAACTCTCTTTGTTCAATGGTCCTTAAAGCGTCTCCAAAAGCTTCTGCCGCTCCCCTATCACGTCCAGGAAGCAAATGAGAATAAATTCTTAATGTCGTTGCTGGGTCAGCATGGCCAAGACGCTCTGAGAGGGTCTTCAAGTCAACGCCACTTGCCAAACACCAAGACGCGTGAGTATGTCTGAGCGAGTGGAACGTGATGCCTTGTGGCAGCTGGAGAGTGCGTCTCATGCGTGTAAATGACCTCGAGACGCTCGTAGGTCGCATGTAAGAGCCATCAAGACTAATTAGAGGTGTAGAAGACTCTACAAAGGCAATATGAGCTTTCTGAAGCTTCATGTAGTCACTAATGAAGCTAATGTCCGAATCGGTAATAGCTATGTTTCTTGATCTCTTTCCCTTTGTTGATTCTCGCCTATATGGCTTTCTGTAAGATTCCTCAATGACAGTACCGGATACGTGGATATGCTTGTATAGCATGTTTACGTCACTGTACCTAATGGCGCAGACCTCACCACAGCGCATTCCCGTGACTAACGAAAGCCATGCAGCAAATGCGCAAACAACACGTGAGTTAAACTCATTCTCTTGAATGGCTGTAGTAATCCTGGAATTGATAAGAGTACTAATCCCAGCAAAACCCCATTCTTCAATGGAGACGGCTTCATGTACTTCCCTGGACGGCTTGGCCACGTTAATAAGCGGGTTATAGTCGCATATTCCAGCAGAAACAAAGTAATTGTAAGCACCTCTCAAAAACTGATGCAGGTTAATTACACTGTTTCGAGACAAACCCTTCTTCAATAGATCCTGTTCAAAAGAGGTAAGTAAAGAGGACGTAACACTCCTTACGTCCTCTTTGCCAAGTCTTCCATTGATGTGGTTTCTAATAAAGCCTTCATGCTGCCTTGTAGTGTTAGGGCTCGCGCCATTCCTGCGCTTAATTGACACATATTCAAGAAGTAAATCCGTAAGTTGAGTGCTTTTTACTTTGCCATCTGACGTAATATGTGAAGCCCACATATTGGCTAATTCTTCAGCTTCTTTCTGCGTCTTTGCTGCAGGAAAACTTGCATAAGGCTGAATGATTTTGCCGTTGAGGTTTCTTCCAAGATACAGGCGACAGCACCAAATTCCATTTGAATTTAGGCGAACTTTTATCGAGCGATTCATTAGCACCGACTCTCTCGGTAGTATACGCCCTTAAATCGCTTCCACTTGACGAGGTCGTCAATTAAGTCAGCCTTCCTAGATCTATTACGTCTAACTGTGCAGAACTCTTCCTTTGCAATGACTCGAAGCTCCTTAACCGTCATCTTCTCAAGACGCTCTCTGTCAGCTTGCTCTCTTTCTTTTTCAACAGTCATTACTTCCTCCTTAGTGACATGCTTACTAATACAAATGCAACCGCGATAACTCCAATACCAGCAATAACCGCAACGTTTTGGGTATCTCCCGTATGCGGTAGTACAGCCTTCTTCTTAGCCTTCTTCACTGGCCTTGCTGGCTCTGGCTGTGGCTCCGGGTCAGACTCTTCTGGCGTCGGCTGTGGTCCTGGATTAGGTTCTGGAGTCGATGTTGGCTCTGGAGTAGGTGGAGCCTCCGGTTCTGTCGGCTGTGGACGGTTATCACCGTTACCGTTGCCGCCGCTATCCTGGCTTACGTACTGATAACGTGAACCCTGCGTGGTTTCGCGGCTCTTTAGCTGGATAGAGTTCGAGGTTGTCTCTGTGCCTTCTGTCTCGTAGTACAAGAAGTACTGATTGTGCTGGAAGTCAACGCTCGACAAGTCCCACGTGAACGTATTGCCACTGATGGCTGGCTCGGGAACGTCTATGCGCACCCAGCTTGCAGGGTCAATGTTGCTGTATGCGTCCATGTGAACGCGGTATAGACGGAATGAGCCAGGGATAATGCGTGTACCTTCTTGCGCGGTATCATCTAGCACAACGTTAGTAAGTGACTCCGCTGCGTGGTTAAGCCTGACTGACCACTCAACCGTTCCGTGGTCGGTCTTGACGCCCCATTTGGCGATGACCTCGTGTTGGATAATGCCGTAATGCTTTGTCTCGAAGCTGGTCTCGACAACCTGCCCCGTGGCTTCATCAATGAGCCTTAGCGTGGTTGTGCCTGCCGCTGCGTCACCCTTAACGTGAGCAGCAAGCCACAGCGTACCCTGTACGTTGTCTTTGCCGTTGACCCATGACGTGTAAGTGATCGTGACGCGTCCGGGCGTCACTTCCGCTGTTGCCATGACGGCACCGTCTGGCGCGTAAATATTAAAGCTGGCTGCGTTTGTTGCGGGAAAGTCGAGAATATCTGGGATACCCAGCGAGAATGTATCGCCCTCGTGAACTTCACCCGTTGCGCTCCATGATGCGGTCAAGTAGATGTCTTGGTTCGTGAATGCAGAGGTTAAGTCCTGCTTGTTTTTGTCGGTGACTTTGAAACTGGTAATCGTGGTCGGCACGGTTTGCGCGTGTGCAAATGCTGGAACAAATACCAGCACCGCAAACACGCAGATAGCCAGCCATTGAAGAACCTTCTTCATGGTTAAAGCCTTTCTATTTGGTTGTGATAAATGGAGAATTAAAAATAAATAAAAATCTAATCGCTAAATGCAAAAGCAATACCAGCGAGAATGCAAAAGACTAGAAAAACAATATCTGCGGCACCCATATGAGCCTCCTTTCTATTAGTAAGATGACTTACAAGAATTTTTCAAGAGTCTCTTTAAGCGAGCTATAAAGGCCATAAATAATCTTGTTTTCATTGAGTTCAAGAACCCGCATTCCACAGGCAAGTGCAACATCACGCTCAAGTCTTGCTCCACGAGAGACATTCCAGCCGGGCAACATCACTATCGTGTCATAATTAGTAATTTCTGAAAGACATTGAGCCATTGCGTGTTCCCAGCTAGAACTTGCAGGAATCTGCGCAGCGGGATTATAGATTTGCTTAGCTTCTCCAAAGTCGACGAGAGCTTCAGCAAACATAAACAAACCTTTGTAGTTCTTTGTGTTAGTAATTGGTCCTGACAAGTACACTCGCTTGTCTTTAATATCACCGCCGAGAAATTTTCCGTTACTTATATATGCCAATAAAGCATACCGTTCAATAAGGTCAAGATCTGTATCTACGGGATCCATTACTACTCCTTAATTCTTAGCTTGTATCTGTTTCTGTTTGCTCACTCTCGCTTCCCTCTCTTTGCAGCTCTTGCGCGTTTTATATACCAGTAGTCACGCAAAAGTGAGTAGGTATACATCGGTCCTCCATAGGCAAAATGGGTTCCTAAGAGCCACTCAGGACCTTCTGGGTCATCAGCATCAAAACCAGCTCCCCAGCCATGTTTAGCCTCGATGTGCCAGAGAAACCACGCAAGAATTCTTTGGGGTATGGTTAAATACGGAATCATATTTTGTCTCCTTTTCTTGGTTATTCATCGTTGATTCTTACGTTGCTAATGCAAGTATTTAATTGTCGATACAGTCATCTGCTGGTTTAACGGCTTGCTCTAGCGTCTCAGGTTCTCTCATAAACAACACCCAATGCGTCTTAGACGCTTTAGGTCGGCGATTACCGATGATTGGTTTTGCCGGACAAAGTGCAAGTACAGCTTTAAGCGGAATGTGGTACTCGTACCACTTAAAGACCAGCACTCCGCAGGGCTTGAGCACTCTCAAACACTCTCGAAAGCCTTTGTCCAAGTCCTCATGCCAGCTGTCGTGACTAAGTTTGCCGTACTTATCGACTTACCAACCTGCTCCAACGTCTAAATGCGGTGGGTCAAAGATGACAAGATTAAAGCTTTTATCCGGGTAAGGTAACTCCCGGAAGTCAGCCACTATATCTGGACTGACATCGAGCGTACGTCCATCACATAACGTGAGATGTCTTGGATGTGCATCACATTTAAGTACACGGTCATCTTGATTATCAAAATAAAAACTACGTCCCCCACAGGCGACATCTAACGCTGGCGGCAAGTTATCCGTCATCTCGCACCATCCTCACGCCACAGTTAGGGCAGTATTTTGGTGAATATTCCCAATCATCCCAGTCGATATATCCATCTGAAGTCTCTGGATGCTCTGAGACATGCCCCATAAAGCTGCATCTTGGGCAGCGGAAAATGTCTCTTGGATCATAATTATCAGCACAGTCAGCTGGTACAAGCTCTTCTGTAGAAATTGTTGCCAAGTCTACGATGGTCATTTTTGGCACTTTGAGCCAATTAGACGGAATTGCTCCGCATGCAGGACAATTTCCTTTATGCCTTAGACGGCGTCTCGTTCTATAGGTCATCTCGCACCACCCGTGCACCGCAATGGGGACAATACAAGTCATCGTCATACAGGTCAGCTCCGCACTCGGAACAGACGATGTTATTGCCAGCTTCAACTGGCTTGCATGTAGGGTCAATGAGGTCGGCTAGACGGTTGAACAAGTTAGCGTAATCGTATGTAATGCCGATACAATTGAGAAGAGCAACATATACCTCGTCAGTGGTACGAGCGGTACTAACTTCACGCAGATTCTTCGCTACCTCTTCGCGGTTAGTCATCGCTATCACCTAGCATTTCGATTTGGTCGGTTATCTCCCAAAGCTTTGATGTCGCTTCTTTGTTCATAATGGTGTTTTGGCTTAGAGTGCGTCTAATCTCGCCAACCAGTGACGCGACAGTTACTGTCTTCTTGTGGGTAAGTTCGTTTGACTTATAGAAATTGAGAGCGTGCGGTTCCGTGTGTACCACGCGGACTGTTACGCCATTGTCATTAAATGTAAAGCCATTTACTGTAAACTCTCTGTCACCGACATATACTGTGTCTCCAGCATGGATAACTTCACCGTCTTTATCCAGCGGTAACTCAATCATGTTTGACGTGTCGCAGAGGTCAAAAATAACCCTGGCTATCACACAAAGCTCTCTAACCTGGTCATTTTCGATTAGTTCTTCTTCCCCTGTGAGAGCCTTAAAGAGTGTTGAGTTGGTAATGTAATAAGTGCTCCTCAACCTCTCAGCGATTGCTGCACGCTCTTCTTTAGTCAGCATTGCAAACCTCTTTCTCTTTGTCTTTAAGCCATACGGCTAAAGCTCCAACAAG